TTCAACAAGCACCCCGTGGTCCACGCGTGTGTCCGTGTCGTCGCAGACATCATCGCGTCCGTCCCGCTCGTGGTCCTTACCGAGCGTGGCAACTACGAGTCGCGTGTCGGCCCCGATCATCCGCTCCAGAAGCTCCTCGACTATCCCGCTCCGCGCTTTACGGCGCGGCAGTTCCGGGCGCGGTTCGCGGTGGACTATCTCGGGTACGGCAACGCGTTCTTCCAGATGGACCGCACGGCCCCGACGCGTCCCCCCGTGGCCCTCCGCGCCATCAATGCGGAGTCGATGCAGCAGGTGTGGATTGACCCCGAGGGCGACCCGCGCCGCTACGACTACGCGAACTGGGCGGGCATCATCGTCAACGTCCCGGTCGAGGACATCCTGCACTTCCGTGACCTCGATATGGGCCGCCCCTTCGAGGCCGAGGTGTTCGGGTATCCGCGTGGGGCGACGGCTATCGCGTCCATCGCCGCGGACAACGAGGCCACGCAGTACGTCCGACAGGTCGTGACCAACGACGGCACCCCGACGTTCGCCGTGTTGATGGCCGACGAAGCGACCACCGAGGACGCCACCGCGATGCAGGACCGGTACCGCGCCCGTGTGGTGGATCGCGGCAAGCGTGGCACTCCCGCCTTCTTCGGCGCGGTCAAGGACATCAAGCCGCTCGGATTCACGCTCTCCGACCTCGAGTTCCCTGACCTCCGGCGCGTCTCGCGTGAGGACATCTGCGCCGCGTTCGGCGTGGACCCCCGGATGATTGGCATCGCCTCCGCGTCGAGCGATGCGGGCCTCTCGGGGACGCAATACGTCGAGGCCCGTGCGAGACTGGTCCAGCACACCATCGAGCCGATGTTCTCCGCGTTGGAGGACGAGCTGAACCATTGGCTCGCGCCCGAGTTCGGGGACGTGTGGGTGACCTACGACCACGACGTGCTCCGCGATCTCGTCGAGGACGACACGTCCACCTCGACGCGCATCCGGGCCGAGTACGATATGGGTCTTCGCACGTGGGAGGAAAGCCGCACCGCGCTCAAGCTCTCGCCGTTGCCGGAGCCGACCGATAGCATCCTCAAGACCGCGGGCAAGGACTTGATTCCCGCCGCGGTCGCCGTGATTGACCCGTCCACCATCCTCGACCGCCCGCCCGCGACGGACAACGAGACGCCGATGCTCGGTGCCCCGACGCCCGCCGAGGCGATGGAGGAGGAAGGCGAGGAGCCGGAAGAGGCCGAGGAGAACGAGGAAGAGGAAGCCGAAGACGAGGCCGAAGACGAGATGGAGGACGAGGACGAACTCGAAGAGGTCGAGGCGTCTCGTGCCGAACCGGACGTGCCGGTGATTGAGCCGCTGCCCGAGCCGATGCCCGACGAGGCGATGAGCCGGAAGCGCGGGATGTGGGAGCGGGCGATGCAGGAACTCGACCGCACCGAGCAGACCTACAAGGCGACCGCCTCCGCGCTCTTCCGCGCCGAGCGGCCCAAGGTCACCAAGTCGATTGCCGGGGCGTCCGACTTCAGCGAGGCCCGCGCTCGTGTCCGTGAGGCGTATAGCGTGACGGGCGACCTCGAGGAGAACTGGCGCGAGAGCTTCACGCCGCTCGTCTCCAAGTCGTATGCCTTCGGTGCGACCGAGGTCGCCGGGGCCGGGGCTGACCTCAAGGCCGACGTGCAGGAAGCGGGTCTGGCGGGTCGCTCCGTGGCGTCCGTCCGTGAGGCGATCCGCAAGCGTACCGCCCGCCTTGCCTCCCTCATTGGTGACACCACGGCCCGCGAGGTCTTGGCGGTCATCGAGGCGTCGGAGCGGGCGGGGCTGACGGTCGAGGAGACCTCGCGCCTCGTTGGTCGTGCCGTCTATGGCGAGGAGCGGGTTGATGCGCGGTCGACGATGATTGCCCGCACCGAGTCCGCTGGGGCGCTCTCGCAAGGCTCGTGGGACCAAGCGAAGGAGATGGGAGACCTCTACCAGAGCAAGGAGTGGCTCGCCTTCTCGGACGCCGAGACGCGAGAGACGCATACCGCGTGTATGGCGCAGGGACCGATCCCGATTGACCAGCCGTTCACGAATGGCTTGATGTATCCGCTCGACCCGAGTGGCGCGGCTGATGAGGTCATCAACTGCCGTTGCGTGTTAGCTTACTCGGACGAGCCAGCGTAGTTCCCGTTTTCCCCCTCATCCCCATACCTACCGTATGACCTCCATCGAGTTGACCAAGGAAGAAGCCACCGCCCTCATCCAGCTTCTGGACATTGCCTGCAAGTCGGGCGGTCTCAATGTCGCCGAAGCTGCCACGGTACTTGCACGAAAGATTGCCCCGGCCACGCAGGACCAGCCGGATATTGCCCCCAAGGAGTAACCAATGTCGAAGCCCGTCCGTGACAAGCTCTGGCACCTGACCGACGCGACCCTCGAGGTGCGCGCCGAATCCGACCTGCCGCCGGGCATCGCCGGGCGCGTGTCTGGCGTGGCGCTGACCTACGAGGTCGTCGATTCCTACGGGACGATGTTCTCGCGGAAGTGTGCCAAGCGGTCCATCGACGGGCGGGTGGCCGCTCGCAAGGTGCCGCTCCTGATGGATCACGAGCGCACGTCGAAGGCGCACGTCGGGGTCATTACCTCGATGACCGACGCCGGGGATACGCTCGTGATGACCGCCGACGTGTTCGACACCGCCGAGGGACGGGCCGCGATGGAGTACGTCAAGGCCGTCCTCGCCTCGGGTGCCTCAACCGGGTTCTCGATTGGGTTCATCCCGCGGTCGTCCGAGATGGTGACCATCGACGGCAAGCCCGTCGAGCGGTTCACCGAGATTGAGTTGCGCGAAGTCTCTATCACCCCGATGCCTGCCGTGCCGGGTGCCGAGATTGCCTCGGCCCGGAACGAGGCGTCTGCCCCTGTCGAGGAGGTCGTCGCCGAGCGCACGGAGACCGACCTACTCACGCTGGCCGCTCGCGTCGCCTTGGATGCGCTTTCCGAGGCCGATCGCCACGCGGTGCTGGTCCGCTACCTCCCCGAGACGCGCTCCGAGACGGCTTCCTCCGTCGCCCCCGTGGTGACCGAGACGCCCTCCTCGACCGCATCGACGGCGCGGTATGCTACGTTGGAGGAGCGCACCGCGGCGGTGCGTTCGACCTTTACTCACTGATGCAAGGATACACGACAATGAAGACCCCGCTGGTTTCCAAGAACCGGGCTGCGAATGAGCTGCGCGAGCAGGCTCACGCCCTCCGGTCGCAGTTGATGGACCCCTCGGTGGCGTTCACCGCCGAGGAAGTGGAGAAGCGCACCGCCGACATCCGCGCCCTTGAGATGCGGGCTGCCGCGGCTGCCGAGTTCACCGGTGACGCCGAGATCGCCCGTCAGGGCGGCGACGAGGGCCTCGTCCGCGTGGACGCTGGGGCCGAGCGTGGCGAGTTCGCCGGGATGAAGGACGCGCAGGACGAGGTGCGGAAGGAGCTGTCCAAGGGCTTCAAGAACGTCGGCGCGTTCATCCGTGCCGTCGCCAAGGGTCCGGCCAACCAGAAGGAGGCCGAGACGCTCAAGCGCGTGGACCTGATGACCCGCACCATTACCGGCTCGACCAACGGCGGCGAGTACCTCCTCCCGCTGACGCAGGTGCCGGAGATTTTCTCGACCTCGAACATCCAGCCGGGCCTGTTCCAGTACGCCCGCCGCTACAACGTTCCGGGCCGGTCGCTCCGCATCCCGTACCTGATTCAGGACGAGGGCACCACGACCCTCAACCGCCCGATGGCCGGTAAGATTGCCAACGTGACGATCGTCGGCGAGGGCGAGACCAAGCCGACCCGCGAGCCGTCGTTCGGCCAGCGGGTGCTCACGATGTACAAGTACGCCGCCATCACGGAGTTCGGGGACGAGCTTCTCGGCGACGACTTCACCGGCGAGCTGCCGTCCGAGGTGACCTCGGCGGTCGGCGGGCAGGTGGTCAACAAGATCAACGAAGACATCACGATTGACGGCACGGGGTCGTCCCAGCCGCTCGGCGCGTTCAACACGAACAACGGTGCGCTTATCAAGGTGCCCCGCGCCACGGCCTCGACGTTCACCGCTGCGGATGCGTTCAAGATGTACGAGTCGCATACGCACGGCCCGAACTCGGTCTGGATGATCAGCCGCAAGGTGCTGGCCCAGCTCTTCGCGATGCAGACCACCAATAACACGATGGTCACCTTCCTCCCGAACCTTCGGGACAAGGCTCCGGCGACCCTCCTCGGGCTTCCGGTCATCGTGTCGGATCTGCTTCCGGCGCTCGGGACCGAGGGCGATGTCGCCCTCGTCAACGGCGACTTCTACGCGATGGGCCTCCGTCAGGCGCTGACCGTCGAGTCGTCGATTCACTACAAGTTCGTCAACGACATCACCACGTACCGCTTCGTGGCTCGCGCCGGTGGCATCCCGCTCCCGACCAGCACCTACGCGTACAAGGTCGATGGGTCGGGCAACAAGGTGAACCCGCACTCGCCGTTCGTGGTGCTGGATGAGCCGGCGGCGTAAGCCAGTCGGTGAGGGTGAGGTCGTGGGGGGGACGCCCCCCACGGCTTCGTCCGTCCGGGTGACGCTCATCGCCGCGTGTAAGGTTGACGGCGTTCGGCGATTGCCCGGTGAGGT